TGTCAATAGAGAATCTTGGTTAGGTAATCATATCTACGGACAACTTTCAAAAAGTATGTTTAAAATTTCTGTAGACATTCAAGGTGGTACAAATACAATTGGTGTTGGTAACGTTGTAAACTTTGCAACACCGAGTCAAATTTCTGTTATGTTGAATCCTCAGTCAGCATTTCCAGAACTTGATCCAGTTTACTCTGGCAAATATCTCGTTACTACGGTAATACATTCAATGTCATCGACACAATATGTAAAAACAATGCATTTGAGTAGAGGCTCATCTCCATTAAATTTTGATAAGCACACACAATATGATGACACGTTTGAAGACATTAAAGCAAGCATTAAAACTGCATTAGGAAATAAAAGGACAACATGAAACTTAAATTTTCAGAATACGTAGATTTAAAAGACTACAAAGCAACTCAACTTGTAGAGAAACAAATACTCTACAACAATGGTGCAAAGTATGGGCAGATTGTGTTCCTTGCTGGTGGTGCAGGTTCGGGTAAAGGCTTTGCTGTTCAACATTTCATGCAGGGCGCAGAATTTAAAATACGTGACGTTGATGAATTAAAGATTGCATTTCAAAAGCTAGATGCACTTGGTAAATTTACGACACAGGACTTGCTTGATAAGTATGGCGACAAGATTTCTGAAAAAGATAAAGAACTTATTCAAAGAGAATTGACCGACAAGAATTTAAAGATGGGTCAATTGGATTTGAAAACTCCAACTCACGTTTACATTTTACACGTTCTCATTCGTGCGACTGACGTAAAAAACAAGACGTTAGATTTGATGCTTGCTGGCGCTGAAAAAGGGCAATTGCCGAATCTTATTTTTGATAGCACATTCAAAGAAGTTGAAGACATGACAGATGTTCTACCAAAACTATTTGAAGCTGGATATGAACCGAAGAACATTCACGTATCTTGGGTTCTGACTAATTATCAGATTGCAATAAAAAACAATAAATCAAGAGCAAGAGTTGTGCCAGAAGATATTCTACTTGCTACTCATGCTGGTGCGGCACAGACTGTATATAACTTAGTGACAACAGCTATGCCACCAACTGTTCAAGGCGGTGTTTATGTCATTCTAAATAATCCAGAGAATACAATTTTCATTGTCGACCCAAAAACAAATAAAGCATACAAAGACAAGAAAGGTAATCCTGTCATTAAAGACTTTAAGTATTTGACACTCAAAGAACCAGGAAAACCTGCTAAGAAAGAACTTGATGTGAAAAAACAATTACTCACTTGGATTAGAGATAACGTACCACCAGGCGCAGTAGACACATCAGAGTTAGACAAGCTATGAAAAAATTCAAACAGTTTATACAAGGCACCACACTTTCGCAAGAAGAGTGGGAAGAAGAAGTTTTTGGTCCAGAATTAATTGAGACACTTAAACAAGTAGACGGCAAGTGGGCGTTGGTCTCTAAGAAGACAGGTAAGCCATTACGATACTACAAAGGTGAAGGTAAGCCATCAGATGAATGGGTTGCAGACCAAGAGAGACAGATTCAATACTTTAAACATGTGGGATAATTGATGAGAAATTTTTTAGGGCATGATGGTTTTATTTGGTGGATTGGAATTGTTGAAGATATCAACGATCCTATGACACTAGGTAGATGCAAAGTGAGATGCTTTGGTTATCATCCAGCAAAGAAGACGAATTTAGTTCCGACCGAAGACTTGCCATGGGCGTTAACTATTCATCCCCTAAATACTCCAAACTTATATGGAACACCTAGAGTAGGTGAATGGGTTTTTGGTTTCTTTTTAGATTCGTTGTCTGCACAAGAACCTGCGATTTTAGGATATCTTCCTGCAATTCCAGAAGCGGCGTCTGAGTATTTCGGTGCCGCACCTAATCTAACTAGAAACTTTGCGAGTGTCGTTGATAAAAACGATGTTCTTTGGGGAGTAAACAATGCTACAATTAGAATTGCAAATACAAGCAATGTGACGATAGATTCGTCAAACAACATTACTATCGATGGTAGTGATTTTTTGATTCAGTCTTCTAATAATAGTGTCATTACTTCAAATACTAATTTAACGCTGAACGGAAGTAATAATTTAATTTTTTCGGATAGCGTGAACACAACAACTCTTGCACAAATTCTTGCTAGGATAAAAGCCCTAGAAGATAAGGATGTATTGCAAGATATTGCAATTGCAGTAGCGGCTACCTTACCGGTGGCTAATACGTAATATCATAGGCTACACAGTAGTGTAACACATTGTCAAGCCTTTTGTCAACATTTATAGGAATCATTACCATGACAAACCATGAAAATTTAGTAAATTTATTTGAATCATATCTTGCAGAGAGTGCGAAGTTTGACGAAAAGGGAAATAAAGCCGCAGGTACTAGAGCAAGAAAAGCATTAGCAGAGTTTACAAAAGCCGCAAAAGAACGAAGAAAAGAAATTCAAGACGCTAAAACGGCAGAATAACAGACATAAATAAAAGAAAAAATGGCTACTTTAAATTTTTACAAAGACCTTTCATTAGATTTCACCCCTCATCCTGTGAGTGGTGATGTACGTCCTATTGTAGACGATTTAGCCATTAAGCGTTCAATAATAAATCTGATTACAACTCCTAGAGGTAGAAAACCATTCTATCCGGAATACGGATGCACAATTAACAATTTTTTATTTGCTAATCCAGATGTTTTTACTAAAAATAATATAAAAGATAGTGTGTATGAAGCACTCACAAGCTATGAATCTAGAATTGACGTTATTGAAATTTTACCCACGTTTGGTGACGATGGAATTTATTTACAAATTAAGTATAGAATAAAAAATACGAATGTGATTTCAAGTATAACTACAACAGTCAAAAGGACAGCATAATGGCATCGGACAATAATTTAAAACTAGATGCATTAGATTTTCAGGGAATCAAAACCAACTTTAAATCTTATCTGCAAGCACAAGACCAATTCAGAGATTATAACTTTGAGGGGTCTGGACTTAACGTTCTATTAGACTTGTTGGCATATAACACATACTACAATTCATTCTACCTAAACATGGTAGCCGCTGAAGCATTCTTGCCGACAGCACAAAAAAGAAATTCAGTCGTCAACTTGGCTAAGTCATTAAACTATACGCCACGTTCAGTTACATCCGCATCTATTAGCGGAACTGCAACGGTGACAGTTACTGGTTCTCCAACTAACGTTACTATTCCAGCATACACTTCTTTCACAGGTTCTGTAGATGGAGTATCATATAACTTCTTAAATACGACTTCCGTAATTATCACGCCAGTAAATGGTGTGTATAGTTCGGCTATGTCACTTAAAGAAGGACGTTATATCAATAGAAGATATACTGTAAACTTAAATGATCCAGACCAAAGATTTTTAATTCCAAATAAAAATGTTGATACTGCAACTTTGACTGTTAGCGTTTTGAATTCTTTTGTAGACAGCACAGTAAGAACATTCTCTAAAGTAACTAGCTTAGTTGAAGTTGCTTCTACGACTAGAGTGTATTACATAGAAGAAGTTGAAGATGAACAATATGAAATCAAATTTGGTGATGGCGTATTCGGCGTTGCATTAGACGCTGGCAATATTGTTGTGCTTGAATATCTTGTGTCTAATGGAAGTCTAGCAAACGACATTCAAACGTTGACATATGCTGACGCAATTGCTGGTGTAACATCAATCAATTTTGTTTCAACTGATCCAGCCACAGGTGGTGCAGATAGGGAATCTATCAATCAAATTAAATTCAATGCGCCAAAAGCATATGAAGCACAAAATCGTGTTGTGACAGCCGATGACTATAAAACATTGATGCTACAACAAGCAACAGTAGACTCTTGCGTTGTGTGGGGTGGTGAAGACAATGACCCGCCAACGTATGGTAAAGTATTCATTGCAGTCAAGCCTAAAGTTGGTGATGTATTAACTGCAACTGAAAAATTAAACTTAATCAATTCTGTAATCAATCCTAAAAAGATTTTAACAGTAACATCAGAAATTGTTGACCCTGAGTACACATACATTATTATAGATGCAACAGTAAAATATCTATCCGACTCTACAATTATGAGTCCGGCTGAAATTAAACAGCTTGTAATTAATACAATTAAGACATACAACACCGATGAAATTAATCAATTCTCAAAGTATTTTAGATACTCGAAATTATCAAGACTGATTGATACAACTGAAAGGTCAATCTTGAGTAACGTCATGTCTGCACGAATGAGAAAAGAAGTTGACGTTCAATTGGGCGTTAGTACACGATATGAGATTAGTTTCTCAAATGCTATTGATAATGCAACAAATGGCAGACCAACAACTTCAGCGTATGGTGTTGGAAATAAATTAACATCAAACGCATTTTCATATGGTGGATATGCAAATTGTTTCTTAGAAGATAACAATGGACTGATTCGTATCTATAGAGTTTTAGGCTTAGATAACATTGCGGTTTCTATCAATGCAGGAACAATCAATTATACGACAGGTAAGATTGTGTTAACGAACTTTGCACCTACTGCGTTTAATGATGGCAGTACAACATTAAAAGTTACAGCAGTACCGCAAGATAAAGACATTCTTCCATTAAGAAGTCAAATCATTTCTATTAGAGATGCCGATATTTCAGTTACAATGCTTGACGATAAATCAATTAGCTTGGTCAATAGATAAAAATGAATGATGCATTTTTCAAGCCATCATTAAATGTAGGCTCATTTGTTGGTGAGAACTCTTCCGTTGATACGGAAAGATTCTTGCTGTTCATGCAAGCCTATTATGAATGGATGCAATCATCAACTATAACGTTAACCAGTAAAACTGGAACGTTTGTAGTTGGAGAAACAGTTGTGGGTGCCACTTCAGGCGCAACTGCGATTATCAAAGAAGTCAAAACAGACTCTATCATTGTTAAGTTGACAACAAGAACTGTATTTGATTATAGTGAAGTTGTTGAGGGGCAAACATCAAACGCAACCGCAACTGTCAATATCACTAAAGATAACGTAGGGCGTGCTACCGGAAATGTTCTAAACTATAAGACGCTAGAAACTTCTGTTGACAAATACGTTGATTATCTCAGAGAAGAATTGTATCCTAGCATACCTGCAACGTACTATGGCGATAAAAGACTTGTAGCACAATACTTCAAAGATTTTTATGAATCGAAGAGTAATGAACAGTCATATAGATTCTTATTCAAACTTCTATATGATGAAGATATTGATTTTTACTATCCTGGAACTGACGTTCTACGTGTGTCTGATGGTAATTTTGAAAAGACTCAAATTATCAGAACAGTTGCCGTTGCGACTGGCACCAATTCTTTAGGCGTACCGTTTGATAGAGACATTTTCTTATTCTTAAATAAAACTATTCGTGGGCAGTCTTCCGGATTTCTTGCGAACGTAGTTGACATTAAAAAATTCTTTATTGGTTCCAGAGAAGTTGCTGAGATGACACTTAAACTTGTCAGCGGTACTTTTACTGCTGGTGAAAGTATTGTTGATATTGATGATGCTAATCTTGTCACAACAATTTATGGTATCATATCAGGTGTAACGATTGTAGATGGCGGTTCTGGATATGAAGAAGGCGACAACATCATTATTTCTGGTGATGGTTCTGAAGCGCAGGCTAGAGTTTCTTCTATTAAAGAATCTCCAATTAGTGCATTAACTGTAAATACGATTGGTCATGGCTATCAATTAAATACTGCCGCAACAATTAACAATACTGGTACTGGTGGTTCGGGATTCATTGTTAGAGTTACTGAACTAGCAAACACATACAGCGTAACGTCTGGTGCGAACACATATACTGTTGGTGAAGTATCTCAAGTTTCTGTTATCAACAGAGGTGAGGGTTATTTTAAGAAACCTTCTATCACACTACAAGACACAACAATTGCATCTTTGGGATTGTTGTCGGATAAGTTAATCACAATTAGTAATGCCGGTTCTAATTATGGCGTTGGAAACACATTAGTCTTTACTGGTGGGTCTGGAACATCTGCGGCTGGACAAATTGCATCTGTCGTAGAATCAACAACATTCGACCTTTTATTTGAAGACGGCTTTCAAATGAAAGCTGATGGTAGTTATTACGATATCATTAAGAATGAAGATTGGGCAGTAGTTGGACCGATCAAACGTATTGAATTAACTAACTTTGGTACTGGTTATAGTTCTGCAAATCTACCTTCAATCTCAATTTCTACAACAACCGGTTCGAGTGCAAATTTAATTGCAACAAACGTTCAAGGTAAGAGCGCAACTGTTACTGTAGATACATCAAATAATATTACAGGTATCGGTTCTATTCGTGCTGTTGAGATTGTTAATTTCGGTATCAACTATAGTGCGGCTAACGCATCCGCATCTGCCCTTGGTGATGGCAATGCGATATTAAGTCCAGTTATTTCTGGTCTTGGAATTAAACAAGGTGTTTGGTTAGACGATGACGGTAAAATTGATTACAAGATTATTCAAGACTCATACTACTATCAAGACTACTCTTATGTTATTAAGAGTGGTTTAACGTTTCAGACATATTCTAACACACTAAAGTCAATTATTCACCCTGCTGGTCTTACATATTTTGGTGAGATTAACATTCTCAACAACCTTGATGTTGCGGCTGAGTTGATTAATAATGAAGAAATCAGTAGAATGCTTGTGCAGATATTTGCACAGATTTATGTTGGTGGTGAGTATGAATATTCTAGTATTAATTGGACAATTAAAGTTGAAGCACCTGTTCTCAGACTTGATACAGACTTGTTGGATGTTCAAGAATACGTTATTCACTTGGTGCCAGAAGGCGATGACGAAACTGGAATTACTGACGTTGGCGCTGTAATTAATGAAGGTGGCGCAAGACACTCATTTATTATTCAGACACCTTTCGAACTTGATGTTACATCAACATCTGCTACACTACCAACAACAAAATTTGTTGTATCAAAACTAGACATTATTCCTGGATACGGAAACAATACGTATGGTAATTTACCAATGACACCTCTTGGTGTTTATGGTGATTACTGGGCAGGCACTCCAATTTCAGTATTGCAGGACGTTAGATTTAGTGACTTGTATAACGAAAATCCAGCATATCAATCGATCCTGAATTTATACATTGATAATTCGATTGATGTTGGTGTTTACAATACTATCACTAGACTCAATTTTGAAACGTTTGCTGTTAGTGGAATAGTACCACTCGTACAATCGATTATTACTATTCCACAACCAGTAATAATTAGACCTGAAATTGCAATTTCACTCAATGACATTGGTATATCAATGTCTACTACTGAAATGCATCGTGAATTGCCAGTATTAATTGCTGAAACTTCAACATTAAATATTAGCAAAGAGTATAAGCTAACTGGTCATGGAACCAAACGTACAAAATACGGATCAATTTTATTAGAAGACTATCAGTCGGTGTTGATTTCTGCCGTACAAGATATCACGTTTGATGACTTCATTATTCCTACTTCATCGTTTGCTGATATTCACGTTGAAGCGGATGTAATTTCTTCTACTGTTGCTCCTCAGAAATTTGCTTCTGCACAAAACGTTGCGGCACTATACAATATTATTTTAGATGATATTGTTATTTCGCAAGTTCAGAATGATACATTCACTAGTATCTTGCCAGAAAGTGTTTATCAAGGAAATTCAACTACGTATGAAACTTCCACATTTGGTTCTTCATACACTACATATCCATTAACATATCACGAATATGTAAAACAAGTACCGATAGTTATTTCTGGAACTTCAACATTAGAAGTTGTCAAAGAATACAGAGTTGGCAGACATGCGATTGCATTAAAACGATGGAACGAAGTTTTATTATCAGAGTTTGAATTAACTCCAGTGTCTGCATTAGCCGATGTTGCAGTTGGTGACTACACAATCAGACCAGAAGATTTGGCTGACATGCATGTTGATGTTAGCATTGCATATTCTTCTATCTTGCCAGCAAAAGGTTCAACACCTGATATCGCATCACTATATGATGTTAGATTAGGCGATGTTACTATTGCTGAAGTTGGAAGTAGCACATTTACTGATGTGACACCTCAAGCGGCATACGAAGGAATCTCATCAACATTTGAAACATCGACACTTGAGACTTTAGGCTTTAGATTCCCAAGAACGTATCACGAATACGTTAAACAGATACCAGTAACTAATGTTCAATTGAACAATCTATCTGTAGATAGAGAAATCGTTGTACGTGCTGAAGGACATGGATTCAAGTATAAGTTGTATAATGATGCGTTGGTTTCGGACTATTCTTCAACACCAATATCTACATTATCTGATATTAGATTTGATGCAATTTTAGATGAAGTATATGATGCGACAGTCAAAATGTCTCCATCGCCATATGCAGATGGCCAAGCGGCAAAACCAACTTCAACTGACATATTCAGAGGAGAATTTGTACTTGATATAGCAAGTCCTACTGATGGACACTCTCTTCCATATGATGGAATTCCAATTGAAGCAATTGGAGACTTAGCGATATCTGGAACGTTCTATGACAGGCAATTGAGCGAAGAGACACTTGGTACAATTTTCCCGACAATATATACTAAGTCGGATTATAGAAAATATGCAAAGATTGCAGGAACAGTTTCGTCAGCAAATGCAGAATTCTCTACATTGACGATTTCAGCGTTTAGTTCAACGCCAATTGATTATGTTGATGACTCATTACTTTCTGAATTGGCACCAATTGTAATTGGTTCTGGAACAGACTTTGCTAACGAATCTTTGCCGATGGGCTTTGAATTGGGTAGTGTATTTGTTGCAAACAATGAGTATTTCACAGTAGAGAGTATAGCAAACACCACGTTTATGGTTGTTGATAGATTACCAGCAAGCACATTTACAAATGTTTTTGCATATAAACAGTCAATTTAGATAAAAACTTTGTATAAATAAGTAGATGAAAAACGACTTTAAGTACAATATTCACAAGGAGAAAACCACATGGCATCAATTGTAACTACAAAATTCAGAGTACACAATGCACAGCAATTCGCAGAAGCATTTTCTGAAACAGCAAATACGATTATGTATTTGTTCATCGGTAAAAACACAGCATTTCCAGACGATAATGCACCACCAACACCAGTAAATTCAACAGCTAACGTTGAATATACTCCATGGCGTGATATGTATGCCGCAAAACGTATTACTACAGCAGACGTAACACACGCAGTCCCAAGACACGATTGGACTTCTGGTGAAGTATACACATACTATGACGATGCAGATACAAACTTAATTGAATCTGATTCTTTCTATGTAATTACAGAAGACTATAACGTTTATAAGTGCTTGTGGAATGCAGGTGGTGCGGCTTCTACTACAAAGCCAACAGGCGTAAGCACATCACCATTTACATCAGCAGACGGATACATTTGGAAATACATGTATACAGTCACAACTGCTAAAGCGTTGAAATTCTTGACTAATGATTATATTCCAGTTCAGCAATTAGATTCTGACGATGGCACAGACCAGTGGGACGTTCAAGCGGCCGCTGTTGATGGTGGTGTTCACGTTGTTCGAGTTACATCAGGTGGTTCTGCTTATGGTTCTGCTCCAGCAGTTACTATTACTGGTGACGGAACTGGCGCTACAGCCAACTCAACAATTACTGCTGGCGCAGTTACAGCAGTTACAATTACTAATGCTGGTACAGGTTACACAAGAGCAACAGTTACATTCGCATCTGGTGCCGCAGCCGCTACAGCAATCATTTCACCAAAAGGTGGACATGGTGCTAATGCAGTTGAAGAACTCGGCGGTAAGTACATTATGATTAACGTTCGTTTAGATGGTACTGAATCTAATACATTCTCTACAGCTAACGAATTCCGTCAAGTTGGTATCGTTCGTGACCCATATTTGTATGGCACAACTACTAGAGCGGTTGCTTCTTCTTATAGACAATCATTCAGATATCAATTGTCTGCACCATCTGGTACATTCGCATTAGATGAGACAATCACTAGCGGTTCTAACACAGCATCTGTCGTTGAGTGGACAACTCCAAACTTGTTTACTACATTGCCAGTACACTTACCATTCGCTAACACAGCAAGCGTAACTGGTGGAACGTCAGCGGCTTCTGGTACTATTGCGGCTATCACAACTCCAGGCTTACAGCCATACAGCGGCGACATTATCTATGTCGAAAATCGTGTGCCAATCTCTAGAGCGGCTGACCAAATTGAAGACGTTAAACTAATCATTCAATTCTAATTTAAAAAAAACGTAGGCTTGAAAAATAAATGGCAAATACAAACCCTGGTGGTATAGACTTAAACACCAGTCCATACTTTGATGATTATGATGAAGATAAAAAGTTTGTAAGAGTTCTCTATCGTCCTGGACGTGCTGTTCAGGCTAGAGAACTCACACAAGCACAAACTCTTCAACAAGTGCAGACTAGACGCTTTGCTGAATATTTTTTCAAGCAAGGCGCACTAGTCGATGGTTGCGAACAAAATCTAGACTTAAATTTAAGTTTCGTTAAACTTCAACCTACCTACAATGGTAGCACGGTTGATGTTGCGAATTTTGTTGGTACTGTAATATATGGCGCAAACAGCGGCATCAAAGCATATTGTGGACTAGTTACAGACATTGATGGAGACGATCCTAAAACATTGTTTATTAGCTATGCGACAAATGGAACGCAAGTTCTTACAGTAAACGTTGCACCATCTACGCTTCAAACCGGAAACACAATTACCTTTTCAACGGGTAATACTGCTACAATTGAAACATTTTATACAGACCCAATTTCTGGTGCAATTAAAATCTTTGTTTCAAACACATCTGGAACATTAACTGCAACATCTGCAAATACAATATTATCTACTGGTGCAGACCAAGTACTTAACGTTACTGCCGTTGCTGATTTTCGTGCCAATACTACGTTCGCAAATTCAGAAACACTTTTTACCTCAGCACTAACAGGCAGAAACTATGCATCTGCGGCTACAACAAACGCAGTACGTAATGTTGTTGACGAAGGACTTGCAACAGAGAAAATCTATAACTACGGTTCTAAGATTACTGTTTCTGAAGGCGTTGTTTATGTTGCAGACCATTTTGTTAAGCACTCCACACAAACAATTATTCTCGACAAATATTCAAACCAACCATCTTATAAGGTTGGTTTAGTTCCAGCAAGGTCTTTTGTCGATTATATCGAAGACCAATCACTTGTTGATAATGCACAGGGAACACCTAACGCACAAGCACCAGGTGCTGATAGATTAAAAATTGATACAACTTTAACTAAAGTTGCATTAGATGCCACTACTGATGAAAATGAATTCATCACGATTACGGAAATTGATACTGGCGTTGCTAGAAAAAGAAAAACAATTACTGTTGACAGTAAAGTGGAAGATGTTTTAGCAAAACGAACAAATGAAGAATCTGGTAATTATACATTGTCCGATCCAATCGTTACTGTTCGTGAGCATTTATTGAATGGCGCCAACGGAGGTAGATATGTATCTACTGAAGGCGGTAACTCAGATTTACTTTTAGTTGAAGTTGATCCATTCACATCTTATGTGTCTGGTTATAGAAATCAAATTATTGCAAAAACTCCAATTGAGTTTCAAAAAGGTCTTAGCACAGCATATGTGCAACAGACTAAGACTCAAATCAATTATGGACAATACATTGAAGTTAAAGAAGTTGTTGGTGGTTGGGACATTATGGAATCGACATTGGTTGATTTGTATGACACACCACAACAAGTTATTACAAACTTAGCGCACTCAACAGCAACAGTTGCTGGTAATGCGATTGGTACTGCAAGAGTGCGTTCAATTGAATATGTGAGTGGTACTAAAGGTACTGCCGATGCAAGATACTATTTGTACTTGTACGAAATTGAAATGCTTTCAGGTAAGAACTTCGCTGACGTTCGTGCCGTTTATGATTCTGCAACACCAAAACGATTTGCTGATATTGTAACAACTACCGCCGGTGCAGTATTACAAGAAACATCGTTCAACACGATGATTTTCCCATTGCCATATGACGCAATTAGAACTGTACGTGACTCTTCAGAAAACGTTGAAACTGCATTTAGATTTAAAAAGAAATTTAGCGTTTCATTCTCATCTGGTGTTGCGACTGTTGCGACTGACGTTGTTACAGAAACATTCGTTGGTACGGATGTATTAAATGCTACTCAGAAAAATGACTACTACATGGTTGTAGTTAACAATGCTGGTGCAAACGTAGAGACTTCTGCGTTGACTGGTACTGTTACTGTAGGTGTATCAAATACTGCTGTTACTGGTAGCGGCACACAATTTACATCACAATACAATGTTGGCGATTTAATTAAAATCGGATCAACTACTACACATAGAATTGCATCTATTACAAGTGCTACATCATTAACTTTGGCAACGGCGCATGGTGCTGGTGCTACTGGCGTTGCACATACTAAAATTATTCCATCAGGAACAATTCTATCTCTTTCTGCTAATGGTGGAAAAGGAAGCACAAGAAGTGTTAACGTTACTTCTCCAGGTACTGCACAAATTGACATTCAAGAGAATGCAACATTTACTGCTGAAATTCTTGTATCTATGGACAGAGCAAGTGCTAGAGAGAAAGTTAAGACATTAAACTTCCATACTCAAACAAACATCAATCCAAACACACACATCAATGGAATCTCTGGACCGTTTGGTTTAGGTTATGGTGATATCTATCGGCTACATGCTGTTTATCAATCATCATCATTTGATGTGGCTGCTTCTACTGCAAACACAAACGTTACTTCAAATTACGTATTAGACAATGGTCAGCGTGATTATTCATATGAGCATGGAACAATTACACCAGTTGCTGGTTACGTTCCAACTGGAAGATTGTTAGCAGTTTTCGATAACTTTACGCACGATACATCTCAAGGTGTTGGTTATGCGTCAGTTGACTCATATCCAATTAATGATACTGTATCATCGAACACGACAATTACGACTGGTGACATTCCTAACTTTACAAGTCCGACAACCAAAGCATTCTATAAGTTGCGTGATTGTATTGACTTTAGGCCAATTAAGACTGCGAACACATCTTTAAATCCAATTGATGTTGGTACATATCAAGTTCCAACATTTGGACTTCGTGTTCCTGAATCTGGTTCCGACTTTGACGCAGATTTGATTTACTACAAAGGCAGAATTGCTAAAGTATACATTAACAATCGTGGTGTGTTCGGTATTAACGATGGTGTTCCTGCACAAGCAGGTAATCAAAGAGCAGAGACTCCACCAACTAAACCTGATACATTAGAGATTGCAGAATTAACTATTCCAGCATATCCATCATTACCATCAGATGTTAAAATCAAGTTGTTGAAAAACAAACGATTCACAATGCGTGATGTTGCTAAGATGAATGAAAGACTCGAAAGACTTGAGTACTTTACTGCATTGAGTTTCTTAGAGAAACAAGCAACAGATACAACAGAATTGGATGCTGATGGTTTAGACAGATTCAAGAATGGTATTCTTGTTGATCCATTTACCGGTTGGGCTGTAGCATCTACGTCCAATGATGGTAAAGATTGTTCTATTGACAAGAAAAATAAATTCGCAACTTGCTTACAAGATAATGCAAATACGGTTGGACTTCGTTACTCTACATCAGCATCAACAACAACAATAAATTCTGGCAACAAAATTATGTTGCCGTATACTGAAGTTGAAGCACCTGGACTAAAACAACAATATGCTTCTAAGCAATTAAGACTCGCAGAAGAATTGAACTTTGTTTGGACTGGTGAATTGTCTGTCATGCCATTTACTGATAACTTCTTTGATGTTGTAAATGATCCGACACAAGCGGTTGTGTACAATGATGACCAAGGTGCAGACAACTGGAAGGCTCTAGTTAACGCATGGAATACAGAAGTTGCTCCACTAAATCAAAAATGGCTTGGTGGCACTCAACAAACTGCAATTGTTGCTGGAACGGATCAGACAACTCAAGTTGGACAATTTAACGTCACTACTGCATTACAGCAAACGACTCAAGTTGCATACAATCAATTAGCATCTGGTAATCAATCAACTGCTTCTACACAAGACGTTAAATTTGACAGAGTTGTTCAAGTTGAAGCCGCACTTTGGATGCGTCAACGTGAATTCGCTATTCAAGCTAGAGGTTTGAAAAACAATTCTAGAGTTTATGCATTCTTTGATGGCGTTAATGTTACTGCAAATTGCTATCAAATTGAATTGATTGGCGCTTCTACTACATTACAAACGTTAAATTCTAAATTTAATAGCGATGGAACATTGGGTGATGAAAACGTTACTTGGCGTGTAATTGCTGATGGCGCAAACACATCACAACCACTCATTGTTAAGAACAATCAAATTTATTTGTTGTTTGAAGTTCCTTCTAAGAAATTCTATACAGGACAGCGTGAATTCAAAGTCACAGATAGCCCAACGAATTCTGAAGGCACAACATTAACTAGCGCAAGAAATAGCGTATTTGCACAAGGTATTATACAGAAGACTGGTACAGTTACAATTAACTCTCGCCCGTTCAACGTATCATTTAACAATACCGACAACATTACAAACTTGGGTAGAAAAGTTGTTTCTTCTCAACGTGTTGAAACTGCAAGTGTGCCAATTCCTCCGCCACCAGTGAGAAGTACTGACCCATTGTCTCAGAGTTTCTATGTTGATCCAGATACGTATCCGAAAGGATTCTATTTGACTTCTATTGATTTGTTCTTCAAAACAAAATCACAAGATAACAACAGAAACGTTACTATTGAAATTCGTGAACTTGAAAATGGATATCCATCACCACAATTCGTGAGTGATGGTGACATTGCGCTTGTTAATAATAGAAATATCAATGTTAGCGATAATGCATCAGCGGCAACAAAATTCACATTCAAGAATCCTATTTACTTAAATTCTGGTAATGAATATTGCTTTGCAGTTAAACCTGAAAACAATGATCCAGACTTTGCAATTTGGGTTGCTGAATTGGGTGCAATTGATGTAACAGAACCAGATAAACAAACACGAATTGAACAAGCATACAATAGTGGATTGCTATTCACATCTTCTACCGACAGAACATGGACAGCAAAACAAAATACTGATATGAAGTTTACAATGAGAGTTGCTGAGTTTAATACCTCTGCTAAACTTGCGTATTGGACTAATATTTCAGTACCAACTGCATTCACATATGATGCGTTGACTCCTGCTATTAGTGACCAAATTCTTCCTGGAACAGATATCACATACGACATTAAGACTGCCGACAGTACATTTGCAGTTGATTCTGATTACACAACAATCAAGAATTATGAGAGACTGATACTTCGTTCTAGAAAACAAATCTCTACGACTTCAGCAGAGACAACAAATGGATTTAAGTCTTTACAAGTAAGAGCAACGTTGTCTACATCGAATAAGTATATTACTCCATATATCGATGATGAGAACATTATCTTCCACTTCGATAAGAACGTTATCAATAATTCTTTTGAGACAAGTGTGAGTGGAACAATTACGTACGGCTCAAGTAATAATATTGTTATTGGTTCTGGTACAAGTTTTACTTCACAAGTATTTCCTGGTGAATATGCTTACTTTGGAGATGAGTATCGTAGAGTTGCTTCAGTAGCAAATAATACATATCTGACAGTTACTACTAACTTTACAACAGCCAATGCGGAAAGTCAAACAATGACTATTCGTAATGAAGAGAATCCAACAGGACCGTATTCTTCACAATCTAGATACATTACTAAAGTTGTGACGTTGAATGACGGATTTGAAGCGTCTGATTTGGTCACTTACTTGAGAATTAATCGTCCACCAGGAACTTCAGTTAAAGTTTACTGTAAGCTATTGAACGAAAACGACACAGATGCGTTTGACGATAAATTCTATACTCCTATGGAGTTAGTTGGAACAGAAACGTTTACACTAAATCAGAATGAGTACAAAGAAGAAAAGTTTGTTGTTCCGTCTGTAGCAAAAACTGGTGGTTCTGAATTGCTTGCTGGTACAGTTGCAATCTCTAACGTATCAACAACAGTCATTGGCACATCTACTCGCTTCATTGAAGACTTGAAGATTGGTGACATAATTGCAGTTGGTACGGCTAGAACAGAACGTGTGGTTTCTACGATTGCAAATAACACATCATTGACAGTTGAATCTGCATTTTCTACAGTTGCTTCTGGACAAGACATTTTCCGTGTGCTAAATAATGTAGTTGCATATACGACACCTGATGGAAGAACATTCCAAGGGTACAAGTACTTCGCAATTAAGATTGTTTTCTTGTCTAGCAATCCGAGTTATGCTCCGAAAGTTAAAGATTTAAGAGGAATTGCACTAGCATGATAGTAGAAAAGATTAAAATTGCCGAACCTGTCCGTGGGTTCACAGAGAGAGACAGGAATTCTAAAGCGATTCTAAATACGGATATTGATTCTCTCTTAAAGTATAAAATTCAGAAAAGAAAAATTTCTGATATAAATAAGAGTACGAACGAAATCGCATTGATTCGTGGAGAAGTAGACATAATCAAGTCAGACCTCAGCGAAATCAAACATCTATTATTAAAAATTACTAAAGAGAGAGAACAATTATGACAATTCCATCACAAGTAGCGTTAGCAAATACGTTTAACGAATTTAGACAGTCATACAATGACGCCGCTAATACGATAGACCAAATAACAGCCGAAACTCCGGAAGGAAGTAGACGTATTGTTTATGCTACAACGTTTTCCGGTAATACAGTCAGCGTAGTTAATGCGTCCATTACGAGTATTACTTCAGGATCATTGACTTCTGGTCGAGTTGCTGTTGTTGGAACATCTGGATTAATCACCGATGATTCTGGAATGACATTCAACACAACCACAAATGCATTGTCAGTTGCAGGAACAGTAACTGCTGGAAACTTAGTTTCTAACGGCACATCTACATTAACTGGAACTACTACATTCGGTTCTGGCGCAAACAATGCAGTTTACTATCCAGCAAACGGCAGTTTGATTCTAACATCAGTGGGTGATGCAGTTGGAACTGGTAGAGTAGACGCAAATCACATTCACGGCGAGTGGCACGTTGGTGCTGGTGGTGACTTAGAGGCTTGGGCAACAGCAAAAGGCGATGACTCTGACACACACAAAGTATTCGGTATCACGACAGTAGACGCACCTGTTGACATGTTGATTGTCAACCAGAGTGAAGGCGCTAATGCATACGCAGAGTTCATTGCAATTCACGCTACGGGTAACACGGCAGATGGTTGGGTTTCTATGGGTGTTAACTCAACAAACTATGACCAAGGTGCTTTCAGTGTTACTAAAGCTGACGATGCTTACTTGTTGTACTCTGCTCCTATCGGAACAGTAGAGTCTGGTGACTTAGTTATCGGTACTTCAGGTAATGGTTCAGGCAACAAGATTATTTTCTCTGCTGACGGTTTCGATGACCCTGCAAATAACACACAGATGGTTATTACTCCAGGTCAAAACATTCATATTGAAATTGATACCCAATCTTCAAACACAACAACAGGTGCTTTGACAGTTAACGGTGGTATTGGTCTTGTTGGTAACTTGAACATTGGTGGTAACGTAGCAATTACAGGTACAATTACACTTGGTGGTGGCGGTAACACAGTTTCTACATCATCATTGAGCGTTGATAATCCACTTATTTTCTTGGGTGCAAACAATGCCGCTGACGTACTAGACTTAGGTGTTATTGGTGAATTTACATCCAGTGGCACTAAGTATTCTGGTCTTGTTCGTGATGCAAGTGATTCTGGAAAATTCAAGTTGTTCTCTGGTATCTCTAACAGACCATCAAACACAGTTAACTTTACTGGTGCAACGTATTCAACAATGTATCTAGGTGCAGTTGAAGCAGTTGGTGGTACAGCATCTACAAGTAACACGACAGGTACTATTATTGTAACAGGTGGTGTTGGTGTTGCTGGTCGAGTTCATGCAGACATAGTGCATGACCAATACGGTAATTTGAGAGCATTGGCTCCAAATGCACAGTCTGGTTCATATACAGCGACAGTTGCTGACATTGGTAGATTCATTAACACTACAGCAGGTGTGACAGTTCCATCTGGCGTATTCGCAGTTGGCGATAACTTTACAATCTACAATAACTCAGCATCTACAATCACTATCACTCAAGGCGGTAGCGTTACATTGAGACAAGCTGGTACATCAAACACAGGTAATAGAAGTCTTGCATTGAGAGGCGTATGTACTGTTCTATGCGTTGCTTCTAATGAGTTCGTAATCAATGGCGGAGGATTAACCTAATGTCTATTAGAGCAATGATGATTGGCGGAGCGGGTGCTTCGCCACCCGGCGCACCAACAAGCGTAGTCGCAACAGTTACTGGCGGTACTACTGTTTCAGTAGCATTTAGCGCACCAGCAAACAATGGTGGTTCTGCAATTACTGGCTTTACAGTCACATCAAGTCCAGGCGGCGTGACTGGAACTGGTAGCAGTTCACCCATTACAGTTAGTGGTTTAACAGCCGCAACATCTTACACGTTTACTGTTACTGCAACGAATGCTGTTGGAACAGGTTCTGCATCTGATGCTAGTGCTTCTGTTACTACAGATGCACCGTCTGGTGAAGAAGTGTTCACTACAGCAGGCACATACACGTTTACAGCGCCAGCAGGTGTCACATCTGTTTCTGTTGTAGCAGTCGGCGGTGGTGGAGGAGGAGTATCTTATAATACTGGTGGTGCTGGTGGTGGTGCTGGACTTGGTTGGAAAAATTCAATTCCAGTTACGCCAGGAAGTGGATATACAGTAGTTGTGGGTTACGGCGGCGGGCTTGGACCTGGTCCTTCACAAATGTGGGGCGCAGGTATGCCTAGTGAAGGTCAGGTCACTGGACAGTCAGGTGCTACAAGTTATTTTAACTCTACTGGAACTGTTGCTGGTTTTGGTGGTAAAAAGGGTGATTGGCCAATAGTAGGAGATAGCGCAGGATATGGTAACCCACACGGATATGGTGGTCCTGGCGGAAGTCATGCTGGAGATGGCGGTGGTAACGGCGGTCAAGGCGGCACAGACTTAGTTAATAACTGTGCGCCAGGAGGCGGCGGTGCTGGTGGTTATTCTGGCACTGGAGGTTCTGGTGGTGGAAATCCTAGCGGTTCTGGTTCAAGCGCATCGGCCGGTTCTGGTGGCGGTGGTGGTGGAGGTGGGTCGATTGTAGACGGGACATCATCAGCCGGTGGCGGTGGCGGTGTAGGACTATTCGGGCAGGGTCCTAATGGTCCTAGAGGTAATGACAAATATATGGATGGACCACAGGGCGGTGGCGGTGGTGGTGGCGGTAGTGGTGGTGGAACTGGTGGTAGTGGCTACGCAGGCGGCCCAGCACACGGTACACAGCATCAAAATGCTTCTCAGTCTTTTGGTGGACTTTATGGTGGTGGTGGAGCAGGATCAAATGACCAAGGACAGGCTGGTTTTGGTGGCCGAGGTGCTGTTCGAGTTATTCACGGTAGTGGAAGAAGTTTCCCATCTAATGCGGCATAAGGAAAATAAATCAAATGAAATATTACGATGTAACATATAAAAAACCAATAGAGCATGATTCTGGTCATTCTGCATTAGGAAAACTTAGGGCAGTAGAGTGTGAAGATTCTGCGTCTATAGATGAAGTTAAAAATCAAGCACTACATTTGATTTCTTTTAGCTCACCTTGGACTGCAAGTGAATTCGAGATTATATCTGTAGTTGAAACTCCAGAAGAAAATCGACCACGACCTTTACCTGATGATGCAATAGTAGATTAAATTTAACCTTGCTACAAAAAAGGAACCTATATGGTTCCTTTTTTTTATTTTCTCCTTATTATAAATAGAAGATGAAATTCATTAAGGGGCACAGTAAATGAGTACAAGCAAACCAGCATCAAGAGAAGAATTCAAACAATTCTGCCTTAGAAGACTAGGTGCGCCTCTCTTAGAGATAAACGTAGCAGACGAACAAGTTGAAGATTGTATTGAAATGGCATTCTCATATTACTACGATTATCACTATGACGCAACAGAGAAAGTCTATCTAGCACGACAAGTCACACAAACCGACATTGATAACAAGTACCTGTCTATCGAAGACTCCGTTATTGGAATCACTAATATTCTTCCTATTGGTAATAGCTATTCTACAAACAATCTATTCAATTTGAGATATCAAATTGCGCTTAACGATTTGTTTGCTTTCAATACAGGACCATTTGCACCATACTACATGGCATTGCAAAACGTTGCTTTAGCTGAAGAATTGTTTGTTGGCAAACAAGGTATCAGATTTCAAAGACATTCAAACAAGTTATATGTAGACATTGCTTGGGGTGAAAAGATTGTGTTGGGAGAATATATGCTTATCGAAGCGTATCAGAAAATTGATCCAGACACATACACCGACATGTATAACGATAGATGGCTTCAGAGATATTGCACATCACAAATCAAAAAACAATGGGGCGAAAACTTGAAAAAGTTTGAAGGGCTTTCTATGCCAGGAGGAGTTACATTTAACGGGCAAAAGATATATGACGAAGCTACCGATGAAATTCAAGCTATGGAAGCTGAAATGATTAGCACATATTCTTTACCTGTTTCTGATATGTTAGGCTAATCACATGGCACGTAATCGTCATTTTAATCAATACACTCCTGTTAAACAGGAACAAAATCTTGTTGAAGATTTAGTCATAGAATCTATTAAGATTTATGGTGTAGATGGTTATTACCTACCAAGAACGCACGTAAATTTAGATACAATTTACGGTGAAGATGCGTCTATGATTTTTGATGATGCACTTGAGTTAGAGTTGTATATCAAGAGTTTTGATGGATTTCAAGGACAACAGGATTTTCTTTCTAAGTTTGGTTTACAAATTGACGAATCAATCACATTTGTTGTTGCACAAAAAAGATTCACACAATCATTAAAGCCATCATTCTTAACAGAGTATGGATACAACTTCAAGAATGAAGATGGTGAATATCTGTTAGACGAACAATTGTATGACTATGCAAGTATTCTAAGACCAAGAGAAGGAGACTTAATTTGGATTCCTATGCTTGGTTACATGTACGAAATTAAATTCACAGAGAACATTGAAAACTTCTTTCAGTTAGGTAAACTATACACATACGAAATGCGTTGTGATAGATTCGAATACTCTAGCGAACGTCTTGATACCGAAGTTACTGACATTGATAACATCGAATCTCAGTACAGCATGACAACAGCAAACGATGAAAAACTGCTTGACGAAGAAAACTTCTTGTTGTTACTCGAAGATGGCACATTTATTATCAATGAAGCAGATGTTGTTGTTGCGTTCGAAGTTGCCGCAGACAATGAAGCAATTGGACAGAAAATTATCGATGATGATATTCTAGACTTCTCAGAACAAAACCCATTCGCATCGACAAGGACTTTCTAATATGATGTTTGGACACGACTTCTATCACGGAACGCTAAGACGTTACGTAATTATGTTTGGTAATCTGTTTAACGAAATTCAAGTTGACAGATATAATGACACAGGAACTAAAATTCAAACGTTGAATGTTCCTATTGAATATGGACCAAAACAGAAATTCATTCAGAGAGTTGTAAGCGACCCTACGTTGAATCGTGAGATTGCCGCTACTCTGCCACGACTAGGTTTTGAGTTTACTGGTATGTCATATGCACCAAGCCGTAAATTAAACACAGGACATAAAATAACTAAGGGCGTTAACACTGGTGGTATAGATTTTAACTATATGTACTCACCAGTTCCATATGACTTTAATTTTTCTCTACACGTACTTGTCAGAAATACTGAAGACGGCACACAAATTGTAGAACAAATTGTACCATTCTTTACGCCAGACTTTACTGTTACTATGAAGATGGTGCCCGAGTTAAGTTTGAATATGGACGTTCCGATTGAGTTGCAATCTATCACAGCAGCCGATTCTTATGAAGGTGATTTTGAATCACGTAGAATTCAGACTTGGCAATTAGATTTTGTCATTAAGGGATATTTATTCGGACCAATCAATAAGTTCAAGTACATTATTAAAGATGATGTTAATCTTATTTTAGATGGGGCAATCGATAGAGCAATCATTTCTACACAAACGTTTACTGGTGATGCAGAGTTTAATGTAAGTGAAACACAAACTGATGACAATGGATATAAACCTTAAAATGAAAAAAACAGTTAATGATAAATTGAATGACATTTTTGATGTGCAAGGTAAAATTGTCGAACAAGCATCTGTGCCCGCAGTAGCAGAACAGGTTAAAGAAACTGTTGCTACTGGCGCACCAAATGATGATTCTATAGATGCTGATTATGAATATGCAAGAGAAAATCTAAAGCTATTCATTGAACAAGGTAAAGTTGCTATGGAAAACATTATCTTCTTAGCCAAAGAAGGTGAGTCTCCAAGAGCATATGAAGTTGTTGGTCAGTTGATTAAAACATTGTCAGACACTAACAAAGATTTGTTAGACTTAGGTAAAAAAGTAAAAGACTTGAAGAGTAAAAAAGATGACACACAACAACCACAGCATGTAACGAATGCATTGTTTGTTGGTAGTACAGCAGAGTTACAAAAGTTAATAGGTAAGAGATGACAGCAAAATCCTATCTAGGAAATTCTCTTCTAAAAGCATCTAACGTACCACTCAACTTCACAAAAGATGAAATTGAAGAGTACATTAAGTGTGCTGACGATCCGATATATTTCATTGAGAATTATTGTAAGATTGTCACGCTAGACCACGGGCTTCAGGCATTCAAACTTTATGACTGCCAGAAGAACAAAGTAAAAGTTATCCATGAGAATCGTAAAGTTATTCTTATGGAAGGTCGCCAGCAAGGTAAGACAACAACCTCAGCCGCTTACATTCTATGGTACACGCTATTTCAATCTAGCAAGACTGTAGCGATTCTAGCGAACAAAGCTACTGCGGCTAGAGAAGTTTTACACAGATATCAAATCATGTATGAGAATCTTCCTACATGGTTACAGCAAGGAGTCACTACTTGGAACAAAGGTGACATTGCTTTAGAGAATGGCTCAGTAGTATTCACAGCCGCAACAAGCGCATCAGGTATTCGTGGTAAGTCAGTTAACTTATTGTACGTTGACGAAGCCGCTATCATACCGAACAATGTAGCAGAACAATTCTTCACCTCAGTTTATCCTACGATTTCTGCTGGTGAAACGACAAAGATTCTGCTAAGTTCTACCCCACTAGGATACAACCACTTCTGGAAGTTCTGGAATGACGCTGAGAACGATAGAAACGGGTTCGTCAATCTATTCATTCCATACTGGGAGATTCCTGGACGTGATGAGAAGTGGGCAGACACACAGCGCAAACTATTGGGTGAGTTAAAGTTCAATCAAGAGGTGCTATGTAACTTCTTGGGTTCTAGTCTCACACTCATTGCATCTGATTCTATTGCACAAATGTCTGCTAAACCTATCATGTATCAGAAAGATGGACTTGACATTTACGAAAAGGTTGAAAAGGACCATGCGTACTGCATCATTGCAGACACCGCTAAAGGTGTTGGTGGTGATTACTCTGCGTTTCAGATTATCGACATAACTCAGATGCCATACAAGATTGTGGGTAAATACAGAAACAATCAAATCAGTCCACTTTTGTATCCATCAGTACTCTACAGAGTGGGTAAAGAATACAATGAAGCATACGTTCTAATTGAAATAAATTCTTCAGAACAAGTTGCAGAGATTCTTTATGGTGAGTATGAATATGAAAATATTATATCTGTTAGTAGAACACCTCAAGGGCAGGTTGTCAATGGGGGTTTTGGTGGGGGTAAGACACATCTAGGTGTTATTACGGACAAAAAAGTCAAACGCATTGGTTGCTCTAATTTAAAGTCAATGGTTGAAGAGAAAAAACTTATCATTACAGATGCAGATACTATAGCAGAAATTTCAACATTTATTGAAAGAAAGAATAGTTATTCTGCTGACGAAGGATATCACGATGACTTGGTTATGCCTTTAGTGTTATTTTCGTGGTTAACAACAAACTCATATTTTAAGGAGTTGACAAACATCAATATACGAAAAGAATTGTACGAAGCCAGAATCAAAATGATTGAGGAAGAAATCACACCTTTTGGCTTCATAAATAATGGCGAAGAAGAAAATCAATTAGTCGATGTAAGTGGCCAGGTCTGGCAGGTAGAGAATTATCACAAATCTGATTTTTTATAAATAAATTAAACAAACCTAACACCAAAACATCATTATAACAAGGAGAATTCAATGGCTATAAGTCTAATTTCACCAGGAATCAAGATCACCGAAACAGATTTGGTATCTTCCTCACAGGCAGTATCTTCAACATCTGGCGGTTTTGCTGGTCAGTTCCGTTGGGGTCCTATCGATAAAGCAGTACAAGTTACAAACGAAACAGAATTGGTTCAAAGATTTGGTAAGCCAAATGCAACTAACGCCGTTGATTTCTTGTCAGCCGCTAACTTTTTGGGCTACTCTGGTTCATTGTTTGTTGTTCGTTCCGCAAACACAGCATTGAATGCTACAGCAGAAGCAACAACTGGTTCAGGCACAGCAGGTACTGGTACATCTATTAAGAACGATGACGCATACATTAACACAGCATCATTTAACGTTGGTCCTTGGGCGGCTCGTTACTCTGGCGCATTAGGAAATTCACTTAGAGTTTCTGTTTGCCCAAGTTCGGCCGCTTACACTAGCGCATTAACTGGAACATTTACTGTATCAGCAGGTTCTACAACAGTTACTGGTTCTGGCACTGCCGCAAATACACAATTGCAAGTTGGTGACTTTATTGTATTATCTGGTCGCTCAACTAAAGTTACTGCTATCGCTAATGCAACATCATTGACTATTGAATCTGCACACTTAACTGGCGCATCTGGTGCTACAGCAACACGCCGTTGGGAATTCTTTGGTGAGTTTGATTCTGCACCAGGAACATCTACAAATGGTGCCGCATTGGGTGCATCTGGTGATGAAATGCACGTTGTTATTCAAGACAATACTGGCGATATCACTGGTACAGCAAATACAGTCATAGAGAAATTCGGTTACCTTTCTAAAGGTTCTAATGCTAAAGCAGATACTGGCGGTAGCAATTACTACAAAGATGTAATTAATGATCGTTCAAATTATGTTTGGTGGACTGCCCACGACAATGCTGGCTCTAATTGGGGTAACACATTGTCTAGCACAACTTACACAGCAGTAAACACACCTAAGACATATTCTTTAGCTGGTGGCTCTGATGGTAACGCATTGACAGATGGCGATAGATCAACATCTTTTGTCTTACTTGCAAACAAGCAAGAAGTTCCAGCATCTATTATTGTAGCTGGTCAAGCATCCGCTACAGTAGCAAACAGAATTATTGCTGACGTTGCTGAAACTAGAAAAGACGTTGTTGTTTGTATCTCTCCATTGAGAGCAAACGTTGTTAACAATGCTGGTTCTGAAGCATCTGCTATCAGCGCATGGGCAGATACAGTTTCACGTTCAACATATGCAGTCGCAGACAGCGGTTGGAAATATCAATATGACAAGTACAATGATACATATGTTTATGTTCCATTGAATGCCGACACAGCAGGTTGCATGGCACGTAACGATTTGAATCGTGAGCCATGGTTATCTCCAGCTGGTTTCAGCAATGGTCGTGTACAAAACTTAGTTCGTTTGGCATATAATCCAACACAAGCTGACAGAGATACATTGTACAAGGCAGCCATCAATCCAGTTATCACACAAGTTGGTCGTGGTACAGTTTTGTTTGGTGACAAGACATTCACGTTGAAGAACACTTCAATGAATCGTGTTAACGTTCGTAGATTGTTTATCGAATTACAAAAGACAATCGGGCAAGCCGCAGACAATGTATTGTTTGACCAAAACGATGCAACAACAAGAAGTGGTTTCGTAAGTCTAGTTATTCCTTACTTGAGAAGCGTTCAGTCTAGAAGAGGTATTACAGCGTTCAGAGTTGTTTGTGACGAAACAAACAATCCAGAAGATGTAGTAAATTCTAACGAATTCGTTTGCGATATTTTCGTACAACCAATCCGTTCTGTTAACTTCATTCAACTTAACTTTGTCTCTGTAAGAGGTACCGCTACATTTGCTGAAATTGCCGCATAAATAATAGAGAATACATAAGGAGAATTATATGGCAATTACAACAATTCAAAATTTGAAGGACGTCCTTAATACGGGCGCCCGTTCAAATTTGTTTAGAGTTACTCTATCTGGACTATCTACAGATTTGAATGAAAATTTTACCTACTTGTGCAAAGCCGCTCAACTTCCAGGCTCCACAGTAGGTATTATTGAAGTTCCATTTGCAGCCGGTAGACGATTCAAAGCGGCTGGAGATAGAACATTTGCTGATTGGACAACAACAGTCATCAATGATTCTAATCACACAATCAGAGAAGCGTTAGAGAATTTACAAAAAGAATACGGTACTACAGACTACAACTCAACAACATCTAAAACACGTACTGGAGGAGATGCAACAGAATTCTCCAGTGTTTTAGTTGAACAGCTTAATCAAGCAGGTAATGTAGTTTATTCATACACGCTAGTTAACTGCTGGCCTAGTGATATCAGTACCATTGACTTATCGTATGACTCTACAGACACGCTTGAAGAGTTTACTGTAACTTGGTCTTATGACTACTTTACATTCGAATAAGGAATAAAAAATGGCAAACGAATTTTTCAATATTAATACATTTAGACAAAAGCTAAATGGTGGTTCAAAGGCAAATCTATTCCGTATTCAGATTGAACCAGAAACACTTATCGATGGTGTAGACTTAAGCAATCTTTCCATTCTATGTAAGTCTGGTGCAATCCCAGCATTTACGTTAGGTATCATTGAAGTTCCATTCAGAGGAAGACGAATCAAGATTCCTGGCGATAGAACATACGCAGATTGGACAGCAACATTTGTTAATGATGATTCACAAAACATCCGTAAGTCTTTCGACAACTGGATGAAAAACATCATTGATGTTAATGGCGAAAATGCATTAAGAGATGGTACAGATTCATATCGTTGCAAGATTACTGTTAATCAGTTAAGACCTGATGGTACAGTTTCTAGAGTGTATGAGTTGTACGATGCATTCCCAACAGACGTTTCTGCTATTGACTTGTCTTACGACACTACAGATGCGGTTCAAGAGTTTACTGTTACATTCCAATATCACTATTTGGACGTTGGCGGAACTTCTGAGTCTGGTAGCGATGCTAGTGTTCCAACTTCAGGCGTAGCTGGATAAAAAGACTTAAATAATGAATTTTACGCAACATAAATAATTGCGTAATAGTTGTCAATAATGGGGGCTATTACGCCCCCATTTCTTTTTAGAGAGACTCAAATATGGCG